TAGGAACTACAACCGGAACCGGATTAGGAACTACAACCGGAACCGGATTAGGAACTACAACCGGAACCGGATTAGGAACTACAACCGGAACCGGATTAGGAACTACAACCGGATTTAAAGTTTTAGATCTTTTTGAAACTTACAGAAAAGACGTTCAACCAGTTCCTCCCTCTCCTGAAGAAGACGACGCAGTATTACGAAATCAAAAGATAGAAAACTATATCGGACCGGACGGAACATTTTATGAAATTTTTATAGAAGTTACCGATTTATCAAAAGTAGCTCCTAGAAGAAGAGCAATAGCCCTAGACACTCAGAAAAGAATTCGTTATAAAAGCGATGAATCTTTTAGTTATTCTACCGAGGTCTTAGCAAAAGAAGTTAAATTTAAAATAGATAACGATATTAACTAAAGTCATATTTATACTTATGAAAGTAGATTTATTAAAAAACTTAATCAAAGAAGCTGTTAGAGAAGTGATAAGAGAAGAACTTCAATCCGTTAAATTAAAAGAAGTTCAACTAAAAACTACTCCAAACATACCCCCGGTTTCTGAAACTATACCTGAAACTAAAGTTATTCCTTCATCAATAAACGAAGCTTTAAATCTAACCAAAGCCTCAATGACAAGAGAAGACTTTAACAACATTATAGGAACAGACTCAGTTGCAACCGACCCCCAACTACCGGCAATAACATCAGGAGTAGGACTGGATATTTCTAACTTAGATTTCGTAAATAAAGCTGCTGCTATATATAACTTAAGTAATACAAAGAGATAAGTGGCATTTGAGATCAGAAAAATAGACCCCTTAGATTTACAACCTAGAAAAGCAGTAGGTATAAGTCTTCCTTTTTCTGGTACAGCAGTTTTTAATTCTACATTCGAAACTAAACAAGCAATAAAGTTTAACCTAATAAACTACCTCCTAACCGATAGTGGAGAAAGATATTTTAATCCTTTTTTTGGTCTTAATCTAAGAAGACAGTTATTTGAAAATATAACTGAAGAAAAACTACAATATCTTTCTGATCTTATAGCTCAAGGAGTTAAAGCAAATTTTCCTAGATTGATAATAACAGAACTTAGATTAGAATCCAATCCAGATTTTAATTCTATCCTAGTAATTCTTAAATACTCTATCTCGGAAACTAACATAACAGACGAACAAGTAGTAATTTCAATAGAACAATAATGGCTCAAACTAGAGACATAAAATACGTAAATAGAGATTTTAACAATCTAAGAAATCAATTAATAGAGTATACTAAGAATTATTTCTCAGATACTTATAATGATTTTTCACCCACATCCCCCGGGATGATGTTTATAGAAATGGCTGCTTATGTAGGAGACGTGCTCTCCTTCTATCAAGATATTCAACTACAAGAGACTTATATACAGTACGCTAAAGATCCTAAAAATCTTATTAATCTAGCGTATATGATGGGATACCGTCCGAAGATAACCTCAGTAGCCCAAGCAACTCTCGAAATATCTCAAACACTTCCACCAGACCCCGGAAACAATCTTATACCAGATTGGAGCGAAGCTACTACAGTGGCTGAAAATGCTCAGTTTCAATCTACCGTAGGAGAAAGAACAGTATTTTATACCGACGAACCTGTAGATTTTACTTTTTCAAGTTCATTTTCTCCTACACAAGTATTGGTTGAAGAATTTGACAATGCAGGCATACCTACATCCTTTACTTTAACCAAACCAGTAAAAGCTTATTCCGGAGATAGAAAAACTATTTCTAGAACCTTTACTACTGCCGAAAAATATGCTACTATAACTATTGATGACACTAATATTATTGGAGTAGAAAGTATAATAGATAATAACGGAAGCGGGGACAGATGGTATGAAGTTCCTTTCCTAGGACAGGAAACTGTTTTCGTAGAAGAAAAAAATACCTCATCTGATAGTAGCCTAGTTTTAAACAAACTATCTTTAAGAAAAGTAGATAAAAGATTTGTAACTAGGTTTGATAGTTTAGGCAGATTACAAATACAATTTGGAGCCGGAATTGTACCTCAAAATGATGATGATTTTACCCCAACCTTAGATAACGTAGGATTAGGAACTAATACCGGAGTCACCAGGTTAGATTATGCTTATGACCCATCTAACTTTATCTATACTAGAACCTACGGCCTAGCACCTTCGAATACTACTCTAGTAATTAACTACATAGTAGGAGGAGGAGTAACAGCTAATGCACCTTCTAACACAATAACCGGAATCAAATCTGCTACTTTAGTAGGAGGAAACGAAGACTTAGGTACAATTACTGTGACTAACCCTTTACCAGCTAGTGGAGGATCAGATGGAGACACGGTAGAAGAGATACGTCAAAACTCTTTAAGAGCTTTTAATGAACAAGGAAGACTAGTTACTTTACAAGATTATATTGTTAGAAGTTATTCTCTTCCAAGAACCTTAGGTTCCGTAGCTAAGGTCTACGCAGTTCAAGATCAACTATCAAGTACAGCCTCAACTACGGATATTATATTAGACTCCAATCCATTATCAATCTCTCTTTACGTCTTAGCTTACGACCTAAATAGAAAACTAATCACAAGTAGCCTAACTCTAAAAGAAAATCTAAAAACATATCTTTCGGAGTATATGATGCTTACAGACGCAGTTAATATACGAGATGCATTCGTAGTGAACATAGGTGTAGAATACGAAATAACAACTTACCCAAACGAAATAGCCAGAGACGTACTCTTTAGGTGTAAAGACGAACTAATTAATTTTTTCGACATTACTAAGTGGAATATAAATCAACCTATAAACCTATCTGATATATACTTATTACTAGATAAAGTAAAAGGTGTACAGACAGTGCAAAACGTAAGAATCGTTAACAAAGTAGGAGGAGAATACTCTCAGTATGGATACGATATTGAAAGTGCAACTAGAGGAAATATAGTATTTCCATCTCTTGATCCATGTGTTTTCGAAGTTAAGTTCCCTCAAACAGATATTAAAGGTAGAATAACTACAATATAAGATGTCAATATATAGAATTTACCCTGACAAAGACGCTACCCTATACAGCGAAGCTATTACTTCGAACGCAGGTAAAGATGAGATTTTAGAAATTTCCGGATATCAAGATAATACCGGAACACCTAGAACAACTAGAGTCTTAATTAATTTTGATACTGATGAAATAAAACAAGTAGTAGATACTAATATTAGCGGTAGCAGCTTTTCTGCATCTTTACATCTATATCTAGCCGAAGCATCAGAGATACCAGTTAGCTTCAATATGGAAGGTTATCCGGTTAGTAGATTTTGGGATGAAGGTAGAGGCAAATTCGGTGATATTCCTATAGATATATCTGGAGCTTCTTGGACATCTACCTTAAACGGAGGTCAAGAGAACTGGATTAGTTCATCCTTTCAAACAGGAGAGACTGGTTCTTATATATCCGGACAGGTAGGAGGAGGTTCTTGGTTTTTTGAAATATCAGGAAGTTCAGTCGAATCTACACAAAGCTTTATTAATAAATCTAACCTAGATCTAAACCTAGATATAAGCTCGTTTGTCAATAGCGTATACAACGACGAATACGACAACAAAGGTTTAATTTTAAAACTAGAAAACGATTTTGAGTTTAACACGGAATCAAATATTAGACTTCGTTATTTTAGTTCCGATACTAACACTGTTTATAGACCGTACTTAGAATTAAAATGGGATGACTCAGAGTTTATTACCGGTAGTAATTTACCTCTTACCGGAGACAATATAGATATAAATGTTAGAAACGGAAAACAAGTTTATTTTCCAAACGAGGAAAGCACTGTAAGGTTAAATATTAGACCTAAGTACCCGGTTAGAATATTTACTACATCTTCAGTATACTTAACTCAATACCACCTACCGGAAGACTCTTACTGGTCTATTAAAGATTATTACACCGGAGAGGTAGTAGTTCCGTTTGATGATAATTTTACAAAAATTAGCTGTGATGCAAACGGACCTTATTTTAAGTTCTTTTTTAACTCCTTAGAACCGGAAAGATATTATATACTGTCTATTAAAACCTTAATTAATGGAAGTACTAGAATAACAGACCTTAAAGGCGCATTTAAAGTTTCTAAAAATGGCTGAAAAAATCGAACTAAAGAAGACTGTTTTCCCTAGAAATGAATTTCAAAAGGTAATTAACACCTCTTTTACTACGTTTGTAGAACCGGTAGAAGATACGGAGTTAAGTGTAGATGATTTTTTTATAGAGTATGAAAGACTTTATTTCGAAATACCGGTTACCGGAGAAGTTAACTCTCACGAATACTTAATTAGAAGAAGCAGAGAACTAGTAGACTTTGAAGAAGACACAGTAGATATTCAGCCTTTATTAGAAGAAATTGCAAGCTTAAGAGAGCAATTGTTAACTGCTAATCAAACAATATTAGAACTTCAAATACCGACTTTCAATGGCTGATGAAATAAAAATAATAGTAAACAGAATAGACAGTGGTAATATTCTACAAGGAGAAGATTCTAATTTAATTAACTCCTATCAAATAAATTCCACTTTCAACACTATTACGGATAGAGTACAGTTACACATTTACTCTATAGACGGAAGTTACATAGAGACCTATGAAGACTATCTACAGTATAAAGTTGAAAGACAAGGTAGTATTACTCCGGAAGAAAGCTCTACTCTTTTAATAGATCCGGAACAAGATTTATTTACTTTCGGATACCCATCAGGGGATGTAAAGTTTGAATATAGATTCCTTAGCGATCTATTTTCCTTAGATAAAAAACAACCAGGTATCTTTTTTGTTGAAAGTATTTCTCCGGATAGAACTGAAATTAGAGCTACATCTATAGGAGTTTCAGATAATACAATAATAAGCGGAAGTACGGTATTAAAGAACAAATTTAACGAACTACCTTATATAGATTCTATAAAAGTAAATTTCGGTCAGAATAATCTTTTTCAAATAGTTAATGTAGGTACTCAAGTCGAGGTAGAAGGAAATACTTATTTACTTTTAAAGCTATACGAACCCTTATTAGATGAGTTTGACTTAAAAACTCAATTTACAGTTGACGAAGAAGTTTCGGATATAGTAAGCTTTGAATTTTTTACCGAATTTCCTGTTCAAAGAGACGTTTTCCCCCTACTAAAAGGACCTAACTTCAATGTAGAATACTTATCAGAGATAAGTAATCCAAGCGAATTCTTTTCTCAACAAGACATATTACTGTCTCTAACCGGTTCAAACTACCAAGCTTTAAGCTTATCAAACAGAACCGGAGCACAGATTAGCATTGATCATACAG